ATCCGGTGGCAGATCACAGTAATTGATGCTGATCCGGATAGTGTCATCCCAGACAAGGTCGGTGCGTTGCCATTGTCAAGGTTTGTACGGCATTTCACCACCGAAGGTCTGAACCATGATATTTACAACGTTTACTTCTGAGGAGGAGTAGTGACCGAAGTTGTCTGGGACGACACCGGCAACCGCTTGTTCGAAACCGGTGTCGACCATGGCGTCCTGTACCTTCTGGATGGCGAAACGGCCACCTACGATTCAGGTTTCGCCTGGAACGGCCTGACTGCGGTCAACGAGAAGCCTTCTGGTGCTTCCGCAAACCCGCAGTATGCCGACAACATCAAGTACCTGAACCTTCTGTCTGCCGAAACCTTTGGCGGGACGATCGAGGCCTTCACATACCCGGACGAGTTCGGAGTTTGCGACGGAACGGTCTCTCCTGTTTCTGGAGTAGTCGTCGGTCAGCAGACACGGCAGGCATTCGGGCTGTCATACCGTACGAAGGTCGGGAATGACGTCAGTGCTGACCTGGGATACAAACTGCATCTCGTGTACGGCGCCTTGGCTGCTCCTTCTGAGAAGGACTTCGCCACGGTCAATGACTCTCCAGCTGCAGTTCAGTTCTCATGGGACTTCGACTGCACTGGTGTGACGGTCACGGACATGGCGCCGACGTGCTTGATCGTGATCGACTCGACAAAGGTCAACGCCGGCGATCTGGCAGACCTCGAGCAACTGCTGTACGGCACTGAAGGATCCGATCCTTCTCTGCCGATGCCCAACGATGTCCTCGCCCTGTTCAGCGGTTCGGTCACGGTAACCGGCGAGCCAACGGCGCCAACCATCGCGGCGAACGTGATCACGATTCCGGCAATGACTGGTGTCGTGTACACCATCGATGGCGTCGAAGTTGACGCTGGTGTCCAGCCGGCCATCACAGTCGACACCGTGGTGCATGCGCATCCGGCGACGGGATACATCTTCCCGCCTGTTTCCGTCGATGAGTGGCTCTTCGCTCACAGTTAGTCAGAACTACCAACTCTGGCGTGAAAGGACTAGCGAGTGCTCCATCTAGATGTCACTACATCTGAGGTATTCGACGAAGCGACTAACGAGTTTAGTACTTCAGCCTCAATTGCGATTAATCTGGAGCACTCGCTAGTCTCACTGTCAAAATGGGAGTCAAAATGGGAAATCCCCTTTCTTAACAGTTCTGAGAAAACGAATGATCAAGTTCTGGATTACGTAAGAATGATGTATGTCGGAGACGAATTTCCGGAGCATATTTTCCAGAAGTTCACCGACAAGCATTTTCGACTGATCAATGAGCACATCGACGCCAAGATGACTGCCACCTGGTTTCACGAAAACAAGAATGCTGTAAGTCGTGAAATCGTCACAGCAGAACTAATCTACTACTGGATGATAGCACTTGGCATTCCATTCGAGTGCCAGAACTGGCATCTTAACCGCCTGCTGACACTGATCAAGGTTTGTAATCTCAAGAATGCGCCTCAGAAGAAGATGAGCCGTCGTGAAATAGCTCAGCGGAATCGCGACCTGAATGCGCAAAGGCGTGCCGAGATGGGAAGTAGTGGGTAGCATGACTAAGGTTACCTGGGACGACCCAGGAACGCGTCTTTTCCATGCTGGAGTAGATCGCGGAATGCTGTACATAGAACCATCTGTCGCAGTTCCATGGAATGGCCTGGCAAGCGTAACCGAAGCTGTAGAAGGCGGCGATGCTCAGCCCTATTACCTGGATGGCCAGAAAATCCTGAATACATCAGCTGGAGAAGATTTCGGCTTGACACTTGAGGGTTTTGGTGCACCAGATGAGTTTTATCCGTGCGCTGGCAATGCTCGTTTGTCAACAGGTCTTTATGCGGCAGATCAGACAAAGGTAATATTCGATTTTTCTTATCGTACGATGGTCGGCAATGATCTTGAAGGGCTGCTTTTCGGTTACAAGATACATCTCGTGTACAACGCAACAGCTAAATCTGCAGACTATACATACAGTTCAGACACAGAAACGCCTTCAGTTAAGACTTATTCGTGGGATATTACTACGTATCCAGCGACAATCATCGGTTACCGGCCTACCTCACACTTTATATTTGACACTCGTTTTGTTGGCGATTATGTCATCGGGCGACTGGAGAATATTCTGTACGGTTCAGCAGATGACGATCCTCGGATGCCAACCGTCGAGGAAGTAATCAGCTTCCTGACTAATGCCTCAGTCAGCGTCTGGTATGACCTGACTGGTCTTAGCGATTTCCCAGCGCCGGCTCTTGTTGGCGACATGGGTGTCGACTTTACCAGCGATGACATGTATGGCGACGGAATCCTGAACTACTCTGCATACTGGTGGGATCTGACTGGCGATCTTGACTTCCCAGCCGGAGCTCTAATAGGTGACTGGGGATATGACACTGTAACCGGTCAAGTTTGGTCTAACTCGGGATAGGAGGATTCGTGCGAGTAACCTGGGGCGCTGAAAACGGAATCTACACCCGAGGAGTCAGTCAGGGAGTTCTTTATCCTGTAAATTCCCCGGGGGTTCCGTGGACAGGATTGATTTCGGTCACCGAGAATGGAGACGATGCGTCGACGCCTCTATATTTCGATGGCCAGAAATACCGTAATCAAACTGTTCTTTCGGTGTTCGAGGGAACTCTTACTGCGTTCACATATCCAGATGAGTTCGAGCAGTACAATGGAGTAGTGAACGGCATAACGGCTCAGAAAAGACTGTCTTTTGGTCTCAGCTACAGGAATAGCAAAGAAATTCATATTCTCTACAACGTCAGTGCTGCACCTTCTGCTAACCAGTACGGATCAATTAGTGACGCGCCCGATCCGAACACATTCTCGTGGGACATAACCACTGTTCCTATGGCCGTCACCGAAGCAAGGCCAACATCGCATCTTGTGATTTCTCTTGCTCAGGCTGAAGCAGATTCGATTTCCGATCTCGAAGCCTTGATTTATGGTGATGACGAGAATGATCCGGTGTTGCCTGATCCGGCAGCCATACTAGAGATATTTGAATCGCATACAACTTTGCGCATCACTGACAATGGTGATGGCACTTGGACAGCAACTGGACCAGACTCTGTCGTCGCATTGACAGACTCCAACACATTCCAGATCGACTGGCCTTCCGCAGTCCTCATTGACGCGGATACGTACACTGTATATTCGCTCTGACTGAGGAGATTAGATGAGCACAGTCACTGGCAAGACTTCTGCTGCCATGGATGCCATCGCGGAAGCATCGGTGACATCTGGATCCGTAGATGGTTCAGGTCATCTGCAACTCACTACAAATGGTGGGTCGACGATTGACGCCGGAGATGTTACAGGTCCAGCCGGACCAACAGGAGCAATGGGCCCAGCCGGATCGACAGGTAATGCTCCTCCTGGCGCCATTATGATGTTCGGAGCAGCACTGCCGCCGACGGGCTGGCTCAACTGCGATGGATCTGCGGTATCGAGATCTACGTATGCGGATCTGTATACGGCTATCTCGACCGTGTACGGTGCTGGTGACGGTTCAACTACGTTCAACCTGCCCAACTTCCAGCAGCGAGTGCCTCGCCAGGATTCCGCCGCACTAGGTGAAGCTGGCGGAACGACACCTAGCAGTCACTCCCATGCTATTGACGGTGGAACACCGGAAGCATCGGCGCATTTCCTCATGTTCATTGGAGGAAGCCAGAATCTTCAGATGGAACGAATAACCACAGATGCCTGGACTCCGAACTTCGTTGCTGACGACACCAACACACGGACTGCCGGTAGCGGAACAGTTACAGCAGGAACCAAGCTTTCTGGGAATACTGCTGATGAAGACGATGCGCTTCAGCCGTTCCTGAATGTCAGTTTCATCATCAAGACTTAAAGCGAAAGGAGCCTGATGTCTCTTCGGATCACTACAACGGGCTCCTTCGATGCAACAGACCGGTTTCTCAGTGCTTTGACTACCGGAAATCAGTATGCATCCCTGGACATATATGCGCAACGAGGAGTGGCAGCTCTTGCCGCGGCGACTCCCGAAGAGACTGGCGCCACGGCCGATTCGTGGGATTACACGATCGAAAGAGACGGTGCGAACGTAACCATCTGGTGGACTAATACACATGTTGACGAGGTGGGAACACCAATCGTGATTATGTTGCAATTCGGCCACGGAACCGGCACTGGCGGATATGTTCAGGGAAGAGACTTCATCAATCCGGCGATCTCACCTATATTTGATGAAATAGCCAACGATGTGTGGACGGAGGTGACGTCAAGTGGCGGGTAACATCGACGAACGCATCGTAGAGATGACGTTCAAAGGCGAATCGTTTGTTGCACAAATCAGGGCCAGCGTAGAAGCTCTTCTCAGCTTGAAGAGCGGCCTTAATGGCCTAAAAGGTTCTGAGAACGATATCAACAACCTCGATTCCGCAGGAAAACGTTTCTCTCTGTCAGGCATGTCCAACGGCATCGCGCAGGCGACTCATAACTTCAGCCTGCTGCGTATTGCTGGTCTCACTGCATTCACGTCCCTCGTGCGCCAAGGTTTGTTCGCCGGTGAGCAGCTACTCAAGTCATTCACGATCGACCCGATTAAAGCCGGTCTTGACGTCTATGAGCAGAAGATCAATGCAATTAAGACTGTTCTTGCGAACACGGCGCAAGCTGGCACCACGCTCAAGCAAGTAACAGATGCACTTAATCAGCTGAATACATATGCCAACCTTACCGTTTACAATTTCGGCGAGATGGCTCAGAACGTTGGCACGTTCACTGCAGCTGGTGTCGGATTGAAAACCGCGGTTGCCTCAATCAAGGGCATTGCCAACCTGGCAGCTCTTTCTGGCTCTAGCGCCCAGCAGGCTTCATCGGCGATGTATCAGCTGTCACAGGCCATCGCTGCAGGCAGAGTCAAGCTTCAGGACTGGAACTCGGTTGTCAACGCAGGTCTGGGCGGAAAGGTATTCCAGCAAGCTCTGGAAACCACGGCCAAGGCCACTGGCGTTAATATCGACGCAATCATCAAGAAGGCTGGCAGTTTCAGGCAGTCGCTGCAGCAAGGCTGGCTGAGTTCTAAGATCCTGACTCAGACACTGGATACGTTCACTGGAGACCTCAGTCTCAAGCAGCTCAAGGCAATGGGATATACCAATGCCGAAGCCGAAGCGATCCAGAAGCAAGGCCTGATCGCAGTTCAGTCTGCCACACAGATCAAGACCATCAGCTCGCTGATGCAGGCGCTGAAAGAAGAAGTAGCCACAGGCTGGTCTAAGGTCTGGGAAGCTCTGGTCGGCAACATTGGCCAGGCGACTGTCACCTTGTCAGCACTGCACCAGACACTCGAGAACTTCTTCACCAAGCCGATTTACGATCTTGCCGCGTATTTGCAGCAATGGAACGATCTCGGTGGCCGCACCAAGCTGATCGATGCTTTCACCAATGGATTTAAGTTCCTCGCATCGGTTATGCACGTGGTGGGAAGCGCTTTCCGCGAAGTTTTCCCTCCGTCAGCTGCTAATGGCCTGCTCAACATAACGACTGCCCTCGATAACTTCACTAAGCATCTAAAACTTAGCTCGCAGGATGCGACGGACATCAAAACGATCTTCGTCGGCATCTTCTCAATCTTCAAGATTCTTATTGACGTTGTCGACGCTGTAGCTGGTGGTATCGGGAAAGTCGGCACTGCTGCAAAAAGCAGTAGCGGTGGTCTTCTGCATTTCGTGGCGAATATTGCCTCGCTGATAACTGACCTTCGCAAGGCGATTGAGTCGGGCAATGGGCTGACAAAGTTCTTCCAGTTCCTTGGAACTGTGATTTCCATTCCGATCCGGTTCCTCGGTTCGATCATCAGCGCCCTAGGCGGAGTGAGCGGCGCTTTCACGAAACTAGAGCAAATAGCCGCTCCAGTACTGAATACGATCGGTAACCTGCTCCACAATCTCGGCGCAACGATAGTCCAGGGCATAACGAGCGGTAACTTCAGCGCTATCTCAACGTTGCTCAACCATCTTCTAGTTGGCAGTATCCTGCTGACGATTCGCAAGTTTGTCAAGGGCCTTGGTGCAGATAGCGGTGGCGGCGATGGTGGTCTCTTCGCGGGTATCAAGGAATCGTTCGAAGCACTGACAGATGCGCTCAAAACGATGCAGGCCAATCTCAAGGCCGCTATCTTGCAGAAGATTGCCATTGCTGTTGGCATTCTTGCTGCATCATTGCTCGTGCTGTCGCTGATTAACGTCAAGCAGTTGACTGCCGGACTCACTGCGATCACCACCGTGTTCACCGAACTTATCGGTGCGATGGCGATCCTGGTCAAACTCAGTACTCCAGCATCAATCGTCAAAATGGCAGCCGCGGGAGTGACTCTGAATTTGCTGGCGACAGCGATTCTCATTCTCAGTGCAGCTGTCGAGATTCTCTCGCACCTCAGCTGGCAGCAACTAGCTAAGGGTTTGGCTGCTGTAGCAATTCTCCTGATAGAACTTGTTACAGCAACGAAATCGATGTCTGTCAACAGCAAGGGCACACTCGCGGCTGCGTATTCCATGGAAACCATGGCTGTCGCGATGAACATCATGGCCAAGGCTGTGAAAGCACTGGGCGAAATACCGTTTGGAAATCTTGCAAAAGGTGTAGGCGCAGTCGCAGCACTCCTGGCGATCCTTGGGACGTTCAATGCTCTCGGCGGCGAGAAGTCAATAGCCTCGGCAACAGCTCTTGTCATTATCGGTGCAGCTCTGCTCATTATCACCAAGGCAGTAGGTACTCTCGGTGCATTGCCTCTGGGCACACTGGGTAAAGGCATACTGGGCATAGCTGGTTCATTGGTCGTTATCGCCATTGCACTCAATGCAATGCCACCTGACATGCTGGTTACTGCAGCTAGTCTGGTGATCGTATCAGCTGCGTTGCTGGTCCTTTCCAAGGCTCTCACAGCCATGGGTGGAATGTCCTGGGTTGGGATCGCAAAGAGCCTTATTGTTCTTGCCGGATCGCTGATAATCATAGCAGCAGCCATGATCCTGATGACTGAAGCACTTCCAGGTGCAGCAGCATTGATTATCGTGGCCACAGCACTCGCAATCCTGGCTCCAGTTCTAACGACGATGAGTAAGATACCCTGGGAAGGTATCGCTAAGGACATGGTTCTGCTGATTGGTGCACTAGCCGCCATAGCAGCAGCCATGATCCTGATGACTGAAGCACTTCCGGGTGCAGCAGCATTGCTTGTCGTAGCCACAGCTTTGGGCATTCTTGCACCAGTTCTTGTCGTGCTAAGTACAATTCCCTGGGAAGGAATCGCTAAAGACCTGATCACGCTGGTCGGCGTTTTCCTGATTTTGGCCGCGGCGGGAATTGTGCTCACACCTCTTGTACCGACACTGATCGGTATAGGGGCTGCTATTGCGCTGTTCGGCATAGGCGTACTGGCTGCTGGTGTGGGCATAGGATTGTTCGCACTTGGCTTGACTGCTCTGGCTGGAGCACTCGCGGCTTCTGGCGCAGCGATATTCTCATTCGTTAGCAGCATGCTAGGTCTTATCCCAGTCGCATTGACCGATATTGCCAATGGCATTGTCGCCTTTGCTGCTGGTATAGCCCGCGGTGGTGCAGCAATCGAAGCAGCATTTACCACTCTGCTGGTAGCACTGCTTGACGCTATCACGAAGATCGCTCCGAAGGCTGCACTTGCTTTCGACGCAGTCATGAACGCTGTACTCAGTTCAGTTAACAAATATGCGCCGAAGGTCATTACGACTTTCCTGAATCTTCTCCTGACACTCCTGAACAAAGCAGCATCATATGCCCCGCGGTTCGCTACAGCCGCCGGTAACCTCATAGTTAACATGATTAACGCGATCACCAGGCAAGTGGTGCGGTTCGAAGCCGCTGCTACGACACTTATCATCGCGTTCATCAACGGCATTGGGGATAACCTGGCACGAGTTGCTGCTGCTGGTGTTAGCATGGTGATCAGGCTTGTTAACAGCATCGCCAACGAGATCCGGGCAAGTAGTGGTGCATTCAGTGCCGCGTCCAGGAACCTGGGCAGTGCAATTATCGAAGGAATCATCGAAGGAATTGAAGGCGGTATCGGTGGAGTTATATCTGCCGCGGTAGGCATGGCTAAGAGCGCGTTGTCATCAGCGATGCACGCTTTGCATATCAACTCGCCTTCGAAAGACTTCCGTGACATGGTCGGTGCGGCAATTCCAGAAGGAACCGCACTTGGCATTCATGAGAATACTCATCTTGCAACTGATGAAGTCGTTAGCATGAGTACTGCTATGCTCAGCACAGTTGGCAAGACAATGGCCGGCCTGAATGATGCTATCAACTCGAATCTGGAGTTGCAGCCAGTCATCACGCCAGTCATCGACCTTACACAGGCAAAGAGCGGTCTCGGCGAGCTTGCTGGTCTTACGAAGAATCAGCTAATCTCGGCATCTACCTCAACGAATTCGGCGGCGTCCATATCCGCGGCAAATGCGGTCATCGCAGCTGCAGCAGCGGCCAAGCTTTCTTCAGTTGCAGGAAGCAGTATCAACTTCACGCAAACCAACTATTCGCCGAAGGCTTTGTCCGAAGCTGATATTTACCGCCGGACCAAGAATCAGCTATCAATAGCGAGGGGAGCACTGAGTGCTAACAGCAGTAGCAATAACTAACAGCCGGGGCTCAACGCTCACTCTTCCGCTGGCTGACACTTCAAACGGGTACGCTGTCAGGGATATCGAGGGTCTGGACCCTGTTGATGCCACGCTAACGACTTCGTCAATAGCACAGCAAGACGGAGCTCAGCCTCAGAATGCCCAGCGCATTACCCGTAATATCACGATGAAGATCGGTCTTGAGCCAAACTGGGCAACCGAGACTGTCCGTTCACTCAGGGCTGGTCTGTATGACTACCTGATGCCCAAGGCGAACATCACCATGGGATTTTACTTCGATGGTGAGCTTTCTGCGGTCATTGCGGGTCAGGTCGAGAGCTTCGACAACACGATGTTCTCGGCCGACCCGGAGGTGGATATTTCGATTATCAACTACGATCCTGACTTCTATGGTCCGGCTCCAGTCGAAGTCGAGGGTTTGACAAAAGCTGACACTTCTGCACCTATACTGATCGAATACGACGGAACATCAGATGCAGGATTCATATTCACGCTGGACATCGATCAGGATATCCAGGATGTGACAATCACGAATTCGGGTCCAGACGGCTTGTTTCAGAAAATGACACTGACTGGGCCATTCGAAAACGAAGATGTCGTCACGATCAACACAATTCCCGGATCAAAATCGATCGTTCGCACTCGAGGTGTTCTTACTACTTCGGCGCTTACCGGGTTCGATCCGACATCGACATGGCTGACGCTCAGGAAAGGGACTAATACTTTCCGGGCTATCACAACGCCGCCCACTTCATCGGTTGACGAAGGCGGAGGTGGCAGTGGAAGCGGCGGAGGTGGTGGCGAAGGAGGTGGTGGAACACCGATCGACCCGAACGATTTTGCCGGGCCAGTCGGTTGCACAATCAACCTTGGCAACTATGCTGATGCCACAACTTGGGCGGCTACTGCTGAGAAATTCAATTCGCTTACTGACACTGACATGGCCACCACTATAAGCAAGATATTCTTGCAGGAGGCGGCTGGTTACCCGACAAATCCGGGTGTCGCCATCAACGGCCTGGCACCACTCGGCTGCAGATTCCTTATCTGCACAAAGCCGATCCGGGCCGGGTTCGCTGGGACAGACAGTCCAAAACCTGTTGGCGATCCTACGGGATCATACGGCGATACGGCCACTCTTGCTGATCGTGTTGCACTAGCTAACTACATTGCGATGCTGCAGCACAACGACATCATATTTGACATGGTGCTGTTCCAGGAGTGCAATGCCCCGGACTGGTTCCCGAACGCAGCTGCATATGCAGCATATGTCGCTTTTTACGGGCCGTGCTACAACAATCCTGCAGCTTACTGGACTTCAGGCGGAGCTGCGCCGACTCCAGTCAATCTCGTCTTCTGTGGTGAAGGCACTAACCTGGACACCGCGGTGGAATTCGCAACTGCGGCAGTAGGTGTCACTGCAGTTACTCACTATGCGATCGTACTGGACCTGTACAGCACTGGTTACATCAACTCCACAGGCCATTACTCGCAAGGCACGGATCCACTTGCCGAGATCGAGGCAATCGCTGACCCACTGAATCTCCGGATCGGCATCACCGAGATGGGAAACAGTGCCGGCGGTGGTGCACCAAACCCGAACTTCCCGATTTACGTCAACTATCTCATCACAAAGGGTGGTTCGCGGCAATCAGCGGGCAAGTACAACTACGGATGGATCTGGTTCAACTCGTCACCTGGCGGCGGTAATAACACAGTTCTGGAGCCTACGGGAAGTCCACCGGTAACAGACGTCAAGATCCCTGGAATCCAGAACATCTACGAATCGCTTAACAAGGTGACAACAGAAGGTGATCTGGGCGGAGATTCATCCCCCGCGGGGGATGACGTGCCATTCACGCTAGTTTACGTCCCGCAATATGGAGGGCTGTAATGGAGTATTACACTCTTGACAGCAATCTCCAGAGGAATGAGGTGATCCAGGGGTTTCAGTCAGTTATCTGGACTGAGAGGTATAATACCTCCGGGGATTTTCAGATAGTGACTAAATCGACCTTTCTTAGCCGTAATCAGCTTTCGAAAGGCACCTGGATCACCAGGCAAGGATCATATTACGTCGCCATTGTCGACACCGTTTCTGACGCGACAGACGACAGTGGCATTCGCCTGATTACGGTCACTGGCAGTTTCCTTGAGGGTCTGTTCAACGATCGTGTGGCGATGCCAGGGCTTACCGACACCACGACGATACCTAACTGGGTGCTTTCCGGAACACCTGGGGCCATCGCAAGGCAAATGTTCAATGAGATCTGTGTCAGCACAGTTTTCGATGTACATGATGCCATCCCGTTCTATGCATTCGGGACACTGCTTCCAACGGGTAATATTCCGGAACCGGATAGTGCAATAACTCTTACAGCATCACCAGACACATTGTACAACACGCTCTCGAAGCTTTGCGCCACTTACAATCTCGGATTCCGTCTTGTCAAAGACGGCGAGAAAGGGCGTATATTCTTCGAGGTTTACACAGGCAATGACCGGACGACTGCGCAAACTATGTACGATCCGGTTGTGTTTGATCCAGACATGGACAATCTGAGTCAGATCAGTTACCTGTCGTCTAGTGTCGGTTACAAGACTGTGGCGTATGTCTTTGCATCTAATGGCGCAATAATGGTGTACGCGCCAGGTGCTGATACTAATGGGTTCGGATCTGATCGCAGAGTGCTTCTCGTCAGCTCAAGTAACAGTGACGATGCGGGTGACGATCTTACTGCGGCACTCAGGCAAGAAGGCATTACTGCGCTCGCTGCCCAGAAGCAGACGTACACATTCGATGGAGAATTGCCGCCGAATTCTCCGTACGTTTACGGGACGGACTACAATCTCGGCGACATGGTCGAAGAGCGCAACGAGGACAACCAGGGCAATATCATGCTCGTAACTGAGCAGATATTTGCCTCAGATGACACAGGAGAGCATGCATATCCGACGCTTACTGTCCTGGATGTCATCACACCTGGATCGTGGAACGCATGGCCAGCCACGCAAACGTGGGACACTGTCGACGAATCCGTTCACTGGGATGACCTGAGTTAGGAGGTATATTCATGGCTATTGGCGATGAAGCAGCGGCAGCAGGTTATCCACTGGTTCCTGGTTCCGGGGATACTGGCGAAGTCAAGCTAGGTGCTCAGGAAATCAACCGCACAAGGGACTTCGTTGCTGAGGTCCTGAATGCGATTGCAGACGTCTGGAGTATTAGCCGTGGTGGTACAGGCGCTTCGGATGTTCCCACGGCTCGTGTGAACCTGGGCATAAATTCCGGGACAGATGCTCCTGCAGATGCTCCTGGCGGAAGTCAAGATGGTGATATTTACTTCCAGATCATGAGTACGAGCTGACATGCCTGACGCCACTAACAGCATAGTCACTGGGACTAACGGGCAGCTCTTCTGTGAGGTCACGCAAGTCTCTCAGGACCTGAAAAACATGCGATCGAACGTTCATGTTCTCGGCTGGGTGAAAAACAACGGCACAGCCACAGTAAAGGGAACTGGCGACAGTTGCTTCATCGGCGGAGATCAGACAGCTGAAGGATCAGGCTGGGCATACGATCTCGTTAAGAACGCGACGCACACATTCCTCAACTGGACATTCGTCTGCGAGCACACCATCAATGGCACACTGACGGTCACATTCAGTGCCAATTACGGTGTCACTGGAAGCGCTATATTTGGCGACAACAAGTCAGTCTCGACAGCCCTGACACTGACAAGGATCAAAGCACCACCATCAGCGCCGAGATCGCTGTCTTTCAGCAAGCTGACTTCGACTTCCATGACACTGAGCTGGCTCGCACCGATGGACGATGGCGGGGCTGCGGTCTCGAGCTATATTGTCACCAGAGCGGACCATGGCCCGAACGGAAATGGCCCTGACGGTCCTGGTAAGCAATACACGAGTGGCGGCAGTACTCTCAGCAGGAATTTCACAGATCTGGTTCCTGGTACTGAGTATGTGTACACCATTCAGGCAGTCAACAGTTCCCAGCATAACAGCGGCATTGGTGTCGCATCAGATTCGTTTACTGTGGTCGCAAATACAGGCGTATTCGTCCGGAGTGGAGGGCACTGGGTCAGAGCACAGCCGTTCGTGCGTACGGGGGGCGTCTGGACACCTGTTGCGACATTCGCCCGCACGGACAAGCACTGGCTGCCTACCAACAACTAAAACGGAGACTTGATGGAATCGCGTCGTCGTTTGTCCAGAGCACCGTTTGAGACCGCAGCATTCGAGACATCCATTGCTGTGCTCCTGATAATCGCGGGCCTTACTCAGCTCGTGCATTGGGGCACGTCGGATATTGTGCTGGCTGTCTTGCCGCACTGGGAATCAGTGTTGTTCGATCTGGTGACTGTTCTTGCCGGCTTCATGATAATAGGCGGAATAATGGTTACCGGCCGGCGCCTGGAGATGTCTGGGCTCCTGATGACCGTGGCAATCTTTACTTCCAGATTTCTCCTGTACGGCGCATATTTCGGGTTCCTCAATGCCGATTTTGCTCAGACTGGTGTATTCTACGCAGCGGTCTTGTGGGCAGCACTTGCCCGTTTCAGATTGCTCCAGCGTGGGGACACGTTTGTGCAATTCAAGAATGGACAGGTGGAATTCGATGACTGACCCTGCAGTGGCTACAGGGTGGCTTCCATACGCAGTAGGCATCATCATTGCCATATTTGGCGGTGGTGGATTTGCTGCGCTGATGAAAGCGCGTCCAGAAGGTTCCAAGATAGTAGTAGATGCCGCGCAGGGAGCAGTTATAGTTCAGTCCGGAGTTATCAGCGATCTCCGGCACCAGCTCCAGGATACTCAGGATCAGCTTAGCGAAATGCGTCATCATTTTGCCGAGCAGGAAAAACTGCGTACAGAGAACGATGCACTTCGTGCACGAGTGGCAAGTCTCGAAAATGATAACGCAAGGCTGACGCAGCGTGTCGCTGACCTGGAACAGGCCAGTACTTAAATCAAGCAAGAGAGGCAGCGCATGACTCTGAATGGCAGAACCTATGATTTCCTGAAGGCTCTGGCTCAACTGTACTTCCCGGCACTAGGAACATTGTACTTCGCTTTGTCTGGGGTCTGGAACCTGCCAGACGGGCAGGCAGTAGTCGGCACAGTCATCGCCGTTGATGCTTTTCTCGGCGGTGTCCTGAAACTCTCGAGTGCCAATTACACACCGCCAGTGGATGGCAAAATCGTGATCGATGATAGCCATCCAGCGAAAACAGTCTACCAGATAGATATCCAGAAGCATCCGCAGAACATCATCGATTCTGGTCAGAAGCAAGTTACTTTGCAAGTGACGCACCCAGAAACAAGTCACGGGCAAGAGGGCTGATTCGCAGGAAAAACACGTTCTATAATAGAAGTCTACCGAAAGGAAAGACGTGTTTAACCGAAAGCCCTCAGAAGAAGAACAAGCTCTGAACGCAGTCATCACACGCCACATCTCAGAAATTGAGACACTGTCTGTCGGTACCGAAGAATACATCGCTACTTGCGATTCACTGAAGATGCTCATGGAACTTCGTGCCACCACGAAGCGCCCAGCATTGAGCCCTGATCAGTTCGCAAGCATCGCAGCAAATCTACTCGGAATCGTCACCATCCTCAGTTTCGAGAAGGCGAATGTGCTCACCACAAAGAGCTTGTCATTCGTTCCGAAGATAACTGTCTGACACCCAGATCCATCGCAGACCTCACAACAGAGGCCTCTTGCAGTGTAAAAGCTGCAGGGGGTCTCTGTTTAGCGGTCTTTATTTTTTTGCCTCGCAAGAATTACAAGGGCTATAATGAAAGAGTTGCATCTTGGCCGCACCAACGGCTTGGGAAAGAATAAGATGCACACCGATGAGTAAACTTAGAGTTCATTCTCGCATCGGCTTTCATTTTTCTCGCGAGAATTACAAGGCCTATAATGAAACCCCACACCCGTGATTTTTGGAGAGGCCATCATGACCAAGACCGAAGAGACCGAGCTGGAAGAGATCGCCGTCGTCAGTAAGAAGCGTCAGGTGACCGCTGTAGTAACATCTATAGCAGTCGTCGTCGTTTGTGAAATGGCAACCCGAGCTCTCGTCAGCAAGATCACTCAGAAGGTCAACGAAGCCATCATTCCGCAAAACTCGACGGAGGAGTAAAGCACAGAGCCCCCTAACAAGGGCTCATGCTTTTCGCCGAGCCATATTCAAGAGAGGTCACAATGCTGCACTCGAAGCTGGACGTACTCAACCGTGTGCTCAAGAACAATTCACCCACAATCCTGTCTGGCGTCGCCGTTGCGGGTGTCATCACAACAGCGATCCTGACAGCCAAGGCCGCGCTCAGGGCCTCTGTTAAAATCGAGGACGAGCTGCTGATCAAAAGGACGGCTCATGACGAAGAGGAGCTGTCTCCTCGCGACAAGACTGAACTCTGCTGGAAGCTGTATGTCCCTGCAGCGATCTCAGGTGTCGCTACGATCGCTTGTGTCGTGGGGGCTAACCAGATCGGAATCAGGCGCAACGCGGCGCTCCTGGGTGCATACACGCTCGCTGATGCGGCATTCAGGGAGTACAAGGAAGAGGTTCTGGCGCAACTCGGCGAAGGCAAAGAGCAGAAGGTTCGTGACGCCATCGCCAAGAAGCAGATCGACGAGAACCCGGTCACGAACACTACGGTCATCATGGCTGGGGGTGATCAACTATGCTACGACACGCTGACTGGTCGTTATTTCAAAAGCGACATCGAAACGATCAGGCAAGCAGCAAACGAGGTCAACCGCGCCATCATCGGTGGCAACATGTACGCCAGCCAGAATGAGTTCTACTCCTTTCTGGGGCTGGATGAAGTCACTATTGGAAATGAGCTGGGATGGAATCTCGACAACTTCATCACTCTTGTCTTCTCATCCCACCTCGCTGATGATGGCCGCGCTTGCCTCGCCATCGGCTACCAGAACCTGCCACGGGCGGACTACGGGAAGCTCTAACTGGCTGAGCAGGATATTCCCGAAATTGGGTGTATTCCTGTTCTGGATCATCTGGCCGTCCATCGTGGCCCGGCAGACCGAAAAGCATTATCTCAAGTACACCGGAAAAGAAATGCCGAAAGACCGCATCGTCAAGCTCCGCAAGGATCTTGAGCAAATCAAAGGAGAACTCAGCGAGGTGCGCAAAGCATAGAATCAACATCAGGAACAAACAGTCTCTTTTCTCTGCATACCAGTAGGAGTTACTCATGCCCGATGTCGAAACGGCCGCTAAGCCTGTTGTCCGGAGTGCTCTGGACACTGACCGGTTCATAAAGCAGGCGAAGAAAGTAGCCGTCGACAATTTCAATGCGAACAGGGACACGCAGTTTTCCGCGCCCTTGACGGTGAGGGATGTGTACATCGAGTCCTTCACTAAGATCATGGGAAACTGGCAGGCGATCGTGGGCTCGGATGTCGCTCGCGGAATGCTCTGGAGTGTCACGTACAACAGTTACAAGAAGGAAGTCTACGTCAGTGCGTACAAGCGGCTGAAGTCAGTCAAGATCGCGGTAGGGGAGACGACATGATCAAGAAAGAACTTCGTTTCGAGGACTTCGACGGAAACCTGGTAGTGGAGACTCACTATTTCCACTTGTCGAAGAGCGAGCTGATCGACATGGAGATGAGTGCCGAAGAAGGCATGTCGGACAAGTACATGAAGTTGCTGAATGCCGGAAACGCGGGAGAAATCATCTCGGCATTCAAGGACATCATCAGTCGCGCATATGGCCAGCGTGTTCCTGGAAACGGCGTTGCGTTCAACAAGTCACCGCAGATCTCAGAGAACTTCATGAACAGTCCGGCGTTCGACGCGCTCTTCACGGAGCTCATGACGAGCGAAACAGCAGCTGGGGATTTTGTATCAGGACTTATCCCCAATGATCTGGCTGCCCAGGGTGCTGCAGAAGCTAAGCGCGTTAGTAAAGGCATTTCCTCAGCGGCCGGTAGTCCATCCTCGTTGCAGGATCAGGAGGATGAGCTGAGCGGTCTGTCCCATCCTCGTAACGCCAACTATGAGCTGCTGCCCTGGGCATTCCGTGATCCGACGCAAAAAGAGCAAATGGGGATGTCAAGAGAGCAACTCGTCGATGTCATGCATCGCATAGCCTCAGGCTGGGAGCCAAGAGTCTGATTCGTTCCGGAGGGGTCCGGCATTGGTACTCACACAAAAGTGCCTGGGCTTAAACGACAGAGGAATCAGGGGAAGGATTCTGTGCGCCCTCTCATATTCTCAATGAAGGATTCTCATGAGTGAAATGAATGTTGATGAAGGCGGAGGACGGAACAGTACCGTTCGCGTCAACTACCCAGCCAACTCAGCAAAGTCCAGGAAGGCAAAAGAAGAACCACGTCCGAAAGTCGAGAAAGTAGTCGAAGGCGAAGTCACCAAGCGCAAGAAAAGCGTTGGCGGAAAGATCCTTGGGAATTTCATCAGTGAGGATTCACCGTCTGTGGTGCATTACGTCGTGATGGAAGTAATGCTGCCAGCAGCCAAGAACATGGTGTCCGATGCAGTAAGTCAGGGCATCGAGCGGCTGCTCTTCGGCGATGCACGACCTAGCCGGGGCAACAGGCCTGGATACACGAACTACAGCCGGCAGGGGACAGGCCAGCGCTATATTCCTGGCAGCCCGATGAATGATCAACGGCCGCCACTGTCCCGGCAAGCCAGGGCTTCGCATGACTTCGATGACGTCATCATAGCCAGCAGGGCTGAAGCTGAAGATGTTCTCGACCGTCTCAGGGACCTGATCGATCAGTATCAGGTAGCCACGGTAAATGACTTGTATGATCTGGTCGGGCTTACTGGCGAATTCACCGATGACAAATGGGGCTGGTACGACCTACGGCCTGCCGGCGTCAGGGCCATCAGAGGCGGCTACTTGCTGAAACTACCACCAACTCAGCCAATTACCTGAATGCTCAATTCAAGATAACACTCACGAAAGGACAGTTCCATGACCGCCGCGAAAATTATGAGAACGATCTTCTTCTGCCTGCTGCTCATCTTCATCGGCGTGGTTATCGCCAGCTGCAGCAGTGCTCCGCCGGTAGTCAGCCCGGTTACCGCAATGCCATCGGCCAGTCCTGCAGTCGTCAGGCACGTCGCGCAGACGACGTCACTCTCGCTCAAGGCGACTGTCGCCAGGATCGGCTGCGGCAACTACACTGATACTGGCGCGGCCATGAACGTCTTCGTGAAAGACTCTGGCTCGTGCTATATCGGCAGTAAGAAGTACGGCACCGACAGCTTCCCGTCGCAGATCGACCGTGATGCGTGGCTGATGGTTGCCAAGGGCTATGGTGTCGACCCGTCGTGGGAGTCGGCCACAGTAGTCGTCTATCCGTCAATCACTAGCTGAACTTCCCCAGACCACATCGTTCGAAGGACACTCATGAAAATTCCGCTGTTCGCTACCCGTGCCGCTGGTTCGGGTAAGTTCTTCATGCAGAAGAACGCGCCCACGATGCTGACCGGAGCCGGTATCGTCGGTTTCGCAATCACCACAGCACTAACCATCCGGGCAACCGCCAAGGCTATCGAGGTCATGCCCGACGTCGCCAAGGACATCAGGGAAGTCAAGGAGACAGCAGACGACCGGACCGTCAACGAGCAGCAGAAAGCGCTGGCGCATGTCTATCTCAAGAGCAGTCTCAAACTGTCTGAGGTGTACTGGCCAGTGTTCGCCGCGGGCTCGGTGTCTGTCATCTGCGTGATCTCGGCTCACGGCATGATGCTCAAGCGCCAGGCCAGTCTCGTCGCTGCATACACAGCTCTCGACGCAGGCTACAAGGCTTACCGCCGTCGTGTCGCTGAGGAAATCGGAGACGACAAGGAGCTTGCGCTCTATCGTCAGCCGAAGATGCTGCCAGCCGATGACGGAGATCCGTGCAACTTCGATCTGGATGACGTGATGCCGTCGCCGTATTCCAGGTTCTTCGATGCGTGCAGCGTCAACTGGACCAAGACGCCGGAGTACAACCTGATGTTCCTCCGGTCGCAGCAGGACTGGGCAAACGACCG